CACATACGTTTTCGTTGATGTCTACTGATATTCGTACAGCAATGAACAATGCGTTTGAACTTCGTCCTGAAATCAAGCGAATTGTTCGTTGTATCCAAGCACCTATGTTTGACGACTAATGAAACCCAAAGTCCAAGCTGAGATGGAAGCTGTTGTTGTAGCGCCTCCATCAATGGAAACATTACTAAATCCTACAACGCTTACTGAAAATCCTCACCTTGTTTATGAGGCTGAGGTTCAGTACAAACGTAAGCCACCAGAAGTGAAACGCATTATGTGTAGTTCACTTGATACTGTTAATCCCGGCGAACCAGTGATGATTGTTTATCACTTTGGTATGGGCTGTTACAAACATTCCCGTCAAGTAACTGTCTCTAACCCGCATAATTGTATTGGTGGTTTTTACTTCACTGACGGTACACCTGCTTGATATTAATGATGAAAACTTATCATCTCTATGTTTTTACCCAAGACGCTTGTGCTCCTTGCACACGCCTCAAGGATTACGTCCAAAGTCTCACAGCAGACGAGCAAGCTGAGCTTGACTTTGTCCCCCTTAAAACGGCGTATGGCGACCGTACAGCACTTGCTGCAGAGCTTAATGTTGAACTCACGCCAACGCTTGTTGTCTGTCACGAAGCAGTCCAATGCGAACTTGACAAAGACGGCGATGAATTCTGTGACCTTGAAGAAGAAGCGGTAGAGCGTTTTGTTGGTGCTAATAGCATCATCGAACATCTGCCCGCAACACTTGATGCNTATACCTACGCTCATCCAGAGTAATCATGAAAGCACTTATTGAACTTTGGCAAGAGTTTCTTGCATGGCACGATGAAATGCAATGGCAACACTCTCGTGAACGCCGTGAATTAGCATCTGAACGTATAAGCAAACTCAGAGCATTTATGAGTCAACCGCCTGACGGTGATCTCAGAAATCCATATGAACATCTTTATGAATAGTTGCAGAATTCATTAAGGCTAAATACAAAATATCTACAACTTTCAAATAATTAAATGTCGAAGAAAGCGAACGTCATAGAATCCAAAGGCACAATTTATAAAGAGAGTGGCAATGGGTATTTCAATGTCGAACTTGAAGAACCTGATGGTCACCAGTGCTTGTGCCGTGCATCTGGCAAACTTATCACCCGCAAGATTCAACTGCTTGTGGGTGATCGAGTCACAGTTGAATTAAGTCCGTATGACCTAACACGCGGACGTATCACTTTGCGTGAGAAATGAACGTTTTATATCTACACTTATATAACCTGTAATTGATTATGACCTTACTTGAACAAGCTATTAGGTTTCGTGAAGCCTACAATCAAGAGTTTCAAAACGGCTTTATAGAGCACGGCTTTATTAAAGAGCGCCTGTTTGCACTTCAGTCTGATTTAATTAATGAAGAGACTGGTGAGTTCCGCGAAGCCTGTGACATTTTGGTTAGATATCCCCACGACATTCACAATCAGATAGAAGTTCTAAAAGAATTAGCTGATATTGTTTTTGTCTGCTACCAATTTGCAGCAGCTTTTGGGTTAGATTTAGATACCGCAATGCAACGTGTGTTTGAATCTAATATGAGCAAACTTGGTGATGATGGTAAACCCATCTACCGTGAAGACGGCAAAGTACTTAAAGGTCCTAATTATTACAAACCTACATTAGGAGACCTTGTTTCTGCTAACGACGTTCATTTTGAAATCACTGGTAAGTAATTATGATGTATACAAAAGATGAATTGCAGCGCAAAGCAAATGGTATTGCCGCTGCTGTTGATATGCAAAGCGTAAGCGATGCAGAATTTATTGCACGCACTGGCCGAGTACAGGGCTGGATTGATGACCCTACTAGTCGTCTTCCTGTCTCTTGCACAGTGTTTGTTGTTGAAGACTCAATGGAGGGAGAAAATGGCATCGAAGCTAGCTGGCGATTTGTTTCGCATGCTTTACGCTACGGAGCAGGAGTTGCTGTCCACCTATCAAAGCTTAGACCTCGTGGAACAGAAAATGGTTCTGGCTTGGTTTCATCGGGTCCAGTATCGTTTGGAAAAATCTATTCCTGCCTCAACGAACAGCTCAGACGAGGCGGAGTGTACAAAAATGGAGCAGTTGTCCTCCACTTAGACATCGACCATGATGATGTGCTGGAGTTTGTTAACACTCCTCGTCACGAGTTGCCTTGGGCTAAGCGTTGCGTCAATGTAACTGCTGACCTCTGGCGAGCAGCTAGTGATGATGTCAAAGATGCAATCCTTAAGGGTATTGCCCGTGGTGACATCTGGCTTGCTAAGAAACGCTATGACCAGCGTGGTGAGCGTATCTACGCCAACGTATGCCTTGAAGTGTTCCTCAAGAACCGTGGCACTTGTCTGCTTCAGCACGTGAACCTTGGTGCTTGTCGCATTGAGGATATCTCTACTGCTTTTGTCTGTTGGTATGTCCGAGCTAATCGAGCTTCACGGCAAGACTGGCGTTGAGAATACCGGCGAGTATTTGACTCAAGAAAATGACCGTCAAGTTGGACTTGGATTGCTTGGTCTTGCAAACCTCTTGGCACTAGAAGAAGTGTCTTACAAAGAGTTTGCTAATGCGTTGAATGACACACCTGGTGCGAGTCCAAAAGCAATTAGAATTGTTGGAGCTATTGACGCAGGATTCAAAGTTGCATCCTCACTTGCACGCTCTGCCGGTATGGATAGAGCATTTGCAATTGCACCTACTGCATCCTGTTCTTACCGCTACACAGACCGAGCAGGCTATACCACGGCCCCTGAATTGGCACCACCAATCGGGCGCACTGTGGATAGGGACAGCTCTACATTTGGAGTTCAACAGTATGACTACGGCAACGTAGAAATTGCTGAAGAAGTGGGCTGGGATGATTACTTTAAGGTAGTCAACGGCATTGTGCAGATGATGCATGACACCGGTCTTAGTCACGGTTATAGCTTCAACTCTTGGAGTGATGTTGTTCAGTATGACAACGACTTTGTAGAAACCTGGCTTGCTTCACCGCAGACCAGCCTTTACTACTCATTACAAGTTATGCAGAACACTCAAGCTAAAGATGATGCGATGGCTGCACTTGACGATAACTTCAATGAGTTCTTTAGCTTCGATGATCTCGATGCTGATAACAATGACACAACAGTGTCTGTATTTAATGACCCCGCTGCTTGCGTGGGTTGTGCCGAGTAAACCTTCTTATAACTTTCAATGACTAAAGCATCCACTCCCTACCTTCATCTTCATCATCGCAAGCGTACCTGGACGCCTGTACAAGTATCTGCCGGCCAACTTCTTAATGGCGGCCAAGAAGTTGTACAACGTGCACTAGCATTGCGTTGCCTTGAAATCCCCGTTGGTGATTTTATTTCTGAAGCAATGAAGAGTGATTTTACCTCAAGGTATTGAAGCAGAAGGTTGTCGTGAGCTGCTGCTTTCTAATGTTGAAGATGAAATCAATCATGATATTGCCCTTAACTATGCTGCTGAAGCGCATCAAATCCCCGTTCGGTTTGAGAAAGAAGCTGAAAGGATTAAGCAAGCGTGGCTTGAACTTGATAGGCACCCCGTTCTCAAGGCGGTCGTTCTTGAAAGGTCAGTCTTCTTTGTACTCCTGCCAATCTTCCGTTTTCTTGGAGACACTGGACTCAGAACTACTAGCGCAGACATCAGCCGTGACGAGCAGACGCACGTTGCAGCCAACACACTTGTCTGCCAAGCGCTTGACCTTAAAACTGACAAGGCCCTCAACAATCTCCGCCGCAATACAATCGGCTGGGTACTTCAATCCCTCCAAGGGGAAGGTAGTCACAAGCATCTGTCCAGTAACTTCTGGTTTAACTGTTCAGATTCTTTGTACACAAGAGGAAAGGCTGAAGGCTTGAGCGATACCCGTGCTAGCCGTATGCCGGCGTTTTTTGAGACTAACAACGTCAATCTTCCGCAGTACGCTTGATTGAAGAAAGCTGACTATGAAAAGCAGCTGCTGCATTTAGTAGCTGCTTATTCCAAAAAACTTACTGTGAAACAGTTGAAATATCTAATTGCTAAATATGACAAAAACTAAACTCTTTGAAGAGAACATCGATATCACAAACTTTGATGATTCTAAATTACCTAGTGATATACACGTAGTAGCTTTCAAGAATGAACAAGGTGCAGTGCAGTACGATGCTGTGCGTGCTTATACGATGGTTGACATCTTTGATGAATACTACGACAAGCTCAAAGGTGAAGGAGAAATAGTATCGATTAAATCAGGCTACGGACGCATTCGTCCTATTATGTTTGGACAGATTAAAAATGATTAATCTGTTGCCTATATTGTGTGAGGCATCTTTGAGTTGTGTAATTTCACCACACATCGACCTGCCTTTTGTTAATCCTATGATTCCGTATGACACGACAAAGTCTTGTTACGTCAACGGTACTTTTTATCTTCAGTGTCCTCCTGACTTTGACATTCACTACAAACTAACTAATGCACAACGCTAAACTCATCTGGATTACACCTGATGCAGAGCAACTCATTGGCAAAATTGCTCGTGTGTCTAATCCAAAAAATGAAAATAACCCTGAATCAACAAAGTTACTGCGTTATCTGATTAAACATAAGCACTGGTCTCCATTTGAAATGGCGTCTATGTGCGTTGAGATTCACACTACACGTGCTATCTCACCACAGATTTTGAGGCATCGTAGCTTTTCATTCCAAGAATTCAGCCAACGGTATGCAATTCCTACTGACACTTTTGCAACTGTGCGTGCCCAAGCTTAGGCGTCAAGACGAAGAGAATAGACAGAACTCTATCGATGACTTAGCTAGTGAAACGACTGACTATTACGAGAATCGTATTGACCGTCATTTCCGTGAAGCTGTTGAACTGTACGAATCTTTGTTACACTCAGGTGTAGCTAAAGAGTGTGCTCGTTCTGTGCTGCCTATTAACACTGTGACTAGGCTATATATGTCTGGCACAATCCGCAGTTGGTTGCACTATGTAGACCTACGTGGTGACAATGGCACGCAGCGTGAGCATATGCAGATTGCTCGTAGTGTTGGAGAAATCCTTGACACTGAACTACCAAATATATCTCGCGCAATGTGGGGTTAATGATTATGATTGAGACTGATAAAAACTATATCTGTCTTAAGAATGAATTTTATTGCAGCAACCGTTGAACTCAGAGACTTTATTGGAGATCCGATCCACGATTATGGGTTGGATTATTGCGGTGCTAACGCTGTTGTGCCCAGTAACGGGAGTGCTAGCGAAGTACGATTCCGAGTACTCTGCTACGACCGTCAAGGACCAAAGCTCCAGAGTTTCCTCGACTGGAAACCGGGCACCCGTGCGTTAGTTACCGGTAACATTGTTTTCTCTGCAGATACAAGCAAGCCTCTAGACTTAATTGTGACCACCATTGAGCAGAACATTCCTGCTGAAATGTACTGCAATCAAGTCGTGTTAGGTAATGCTTTCTTCGGTGACGACCAAATTAAAGAACGTAAGAACGGGATGATTGCTACCAAGATTGGTAGTACACTCGACAATTCTGATGTAACTACTTGGCTATACCTTGAACTACATGAACAATCAAAACCTAAACTCAGCAAGCGAATCCGTAAAGGACGCCCTATCTGCATCCAAGGATACTTGCGTGAGTATCGCAAGGATGACGATGACAGCCCTTACCGGGCTATCGTCGGGACTGACTTCAGTACTCGAAAAGAACTCGCAAAGACTGGAGGTTCTAGAACTCAAACGGGCTCGGCAGCGGGCTACGCGGAAGTGGACCCGACGCCGGATTACTAGTCAGCGTTACGGTAATTTATCGATTGAAGATAATTACCCTGACTGGTATTAATTGATTTACCCCAAATGGCTCGCGCGCGGGCCTTTTTTACTGCCAAAAATTTTTCCCACATTTATTATCAATTAGTCTTATATTTGTTGAGTACATAACTCATTAATATGACTCTACAAGTACTGCCTCCTGAACTTCTTGAGGCACCAAAAGATAAAATTGAAACTAAAGAACCACAACCTTACTGGAAACCTAGTTCACTTAAAGATGGAGAATCTGAAGAATTCCGACTCCTTGGTTGCTATGAAACAGGGCACGCAATCGTCGGTTGGCAATATGCCTCCGAAATACGTGACGCAAAAACAGGCGATCTCCGTTTCAATGGCTTCGTTGTTACTAGGACTCACCCTGGGCAGCCTGATGACATTGCCCGTGAAACCGACTGGTCCAAACCAGACCGCCCCAAGATTGACGGATCCTTCGTCAAGCCTCGTCGTTTCCTTGCCTGGGTAGCTACATCAGCTGCACGTGGTCGCCTTGAAGTTCTGTTCATTGAGCAGAAGTCATTGCGAGAACAGCTTACTGAAATTTTACAAGAAGTCGATGACTACACCTGGACTGAAGAAGGACTCGCAAACTTCTCAATTAAAATCAGCCGTAAAGGAGCTGGTCTTGAAACTGCTTATAGTATCTTGCCTAAGGTCCGAGCGGTTCCTGCAAAGATTAAGTCACAGTGGGAGAAAGAAAAAGAAACTATCTGGCTTCCTAATTTCTTTGAGGGCAAGGATCCATTTGATGGAAAGCAGACTGATGAGAAAGGTTTGCCGGCAGGTGGTACTGACAAACGAGGAAGTACCGTAATGCCAAAGACTGATAAGCCTAAAGTTGAAGATGACAACGAATTCTGATTATGACTAACGTAAACACTGATGGGCTCCCGCCCGAGATGCAGCAACGTATTGCTGACATCATTGAGAAAGCTAAAGAGACTGCTATTCAACCAGCAGCTCCACAGCAAGTTGTTGCAACTACTGCACCAGCTGCACCGATTCAACGTCCACCTTCACTGATGGACCACGTGATTGCACTGCGTCAAGAAGTGCAAGCGTTGCGTGAAGAAACTGCCTATGCAAGGCAACAGACAGAGGCTGCTGCACAAGTAACCGAGGCCGTGGGTAACGCGGTAGGTCAATTGTACAATATGTTTTTTCAACAATCCGAAGCTCCTACTTATAGCAGCTCGTTCCAAGCGCAGCCGCAGGTAGCGGATGATGACTACTAAAAGTAAAAGTGATCTCCCTTATCGTATTCAAACGTCCTCGGGTCACCGTAAGTACCTGTGCTCCGGTTTATATATGCCATCGGTCACCACAGTATTGTCCGCGACTGAAACTGAAAAGTCGAAAGCGGGCTTACGACAGTGGCAAATCAACAACCCTGGTGCATTAGAAGCAGCTTCTACTCGTGGCTCTGCTATTCACCTTGGTTGTGAAAACTACTTACGTGGTTTAGACCCTGGCGTACCGGATGAGTATCAAGATTTTTGGAATGGAATCTCACAATATCTTGATTGGTTTGATATCATACATTGGTCGGAGCGTCCGCTTCGTCCTGACTGGTATCACTTGCGTAGTGACGATAAAGAAGTTGCATTTGTATGGAGTACCGAACACTTGTATGCCGGCTGCCCTGACCTCATTGGAGAGATTGGTGGTGTCAAAGTCATCGCTGACTTTAAGACAAGCACTGGTCCTTATATGAATCGGTTCCCTGACCAAGGTGACCGTATGGGATTTGGAGGCTGGCGTAAATATCAAAAGTGTGCTCAACAAATGGCTGCTTATCGCCTCGCTTTAGCAGAGCGTACTGGTTATAAATGTGACGTTGCTTTGATTATTGTCTCTACACCTGAGACATCACAAGGCATTTTCATTGATAGTGACCAGATGGATTTATATGAATCTAGATTCCTTAAACGAGCAAAGATGTTCCACGATAAATTTGATAACGATGAAGTTGAAGATTGCAGTCAATAAGAATTGCAAGAACAAGTCCAATCCACAAAAAGTTGCTAAAGGCTGGTCCAACATCTTTGAAGATGTGAACTGGCTTATGGGATGGGTCAAAGCTGGCTACGGCTGGACTGCGACCCATTTTGCTGACCGTCACCGTAAGTCTGAGAATGCTTGTGGTTCAAACCTTATTGTCATTGACTTTGATGGTGACACCACACTTGATGCATTCTGGGCTACAGATACTGCTAAGCAGTGGTGTGTAGCTACTTACACATCTTCTAGTCATACAGAGAAAGAGCACCGCTTCCGTGCTTTGTTTCCACTAGAGCGTGAGCTACGGTCTAGCCGTGAGCACCGTGGTGCTTACTGGCTTATTGTCAATCGTTTGCTGCAAGAGCTACAGCTTGCTGAACTAAAAGATAACTGCGGGCAAAAGCCTGAGCGTCTTTGGTATGGCAATACTAAAGCTGTTGTACAGCTCAATGAAGCAGCACTTGTTCCTGAGTTTCTGCTCACTGACATTGACTATGAAGAGGCTACTGACTTTGTACGTAGCGACATTGATGACCGTGACGTACAACGCTGTCAGTGGCTGCTGTCACACTTTCTAAGGCCATCAGAAGACGATGAGTACGAGAGCTACTACGTTCCTGTACTCGCTGCTTGTGCTGGCATTGGAGGCGATGTTTTTGATGATTGGGTTGCTTGGGTTCTTAAAGGACACCACGGACATAAAGAAGAAAATATTCAACCTTTCAAATGGAAAGGTCTCGGTAACTATGCCGGTCACACTACACTGTATTCGCTTGCAAAGAAGCAAGATCCTAACTGGACTTCACATCTACCAGCACACCTAAGATTTGGTGCTGTTGGTTCAGCTGTTGGTTATACAGAGTTTGATCCACAGCCTGACTTTGATGAAGTCTTTGCAAGTAATATCTCTACCCCTGAGGAAAATAATATGCTTGAACCAGAACCGTTACCTGATGTATCTGTTGTCAGTATTAAACGAGGTAGGCCAAAAAAGTCCTCGTCCGATGCGGCTAAAGAACGTGAGCACGATGTAGACCAAGTCAAGGATATTCTTAAAGACTTACGTAAGAATGAATTGACTGGTGCTATTGAATACACCGATGCTACTGGCCGTAATCGGGTGCTTCAAGGTAATGACCTTGACTTGATGACAACTAAACTTGCGTGTGAGCACGGTGTGTTCATTCCTGAACCACGTGTGAAAGCTGCCATTCAATATGCAGCTGGTATGAATTCGTACTGTCCTATCCGACGGTACTTAGATCATTGCAGTGCACACGCTAAGCCGCACGCTGACTGGGAACGCATTGGAGAAGTCTTCCTAGGTAACTCACACAACATTGCCACACTCGCTATGCAGCGAATGATGATTGGCGCTGTTGCTCGTGCGTATAACCCTGGCTGCAGTATGTCTTGGCTACCGATTTTGGTTGGTGCTCAAGGCGTTGGTAAGTCTATGTTCAGCCGTAATCTTGTACCGCCTGCATTGTTCTCTGAGGTAACTACACCTCTTGAGACACTTATGAAAGAGCAGTACAGATTGCACGTTGCTTGGTTGCTTGAGCTTCCTGAGATTGATAACTACTTCAATGTACGGAACATCGAGAACTTTAAGAACTTGATTACTACTCGTTGCGATGAAGTCAGGCGTCCTTATGCAGCACTACCTGAGCGTCTGCACCGTAGGTTTGTACTGATTGGTACGACTAACCGTAACCAGTTCCTTGTTGACAGTACAGGCAACCGTAGATTTGTACCGCTTGAGATTGGCAGCGGTTTCCAGATTCCTTGGAAGCAGCTTGCTGAAGAGCGTGATTCGCTGTGGGCTGCTGCTGTTGCTGCTTACCGCAACGGTGAGCACTATGAGTTCAACAGCGGTGAGATTGCAGCAATTGCTGATTACATCCAAGAGTTTGGTGATCCTGACCCTTGGATGGATAAGGTCTCTGCTTATGTGTCGATACGAAGCGAGGTTACTGCTGCAGAAGTATTGACGCATGCACTTGACCTTGATCCACGCAATCAAGGTAGGCGTGAAGCAAGACGTGTTGCTGATGTATTGCAAGCAATGGGTTGGCGTCGTCTTGTTACTTCACGTAAAGATGAATCCGGTAAGTCTAAATCGGTTCGTATTTGGCAACGTCCAAAGAATGACCCTCTGACTGAAGACCATATCCTTAACGACTTCTAATTTTTATTACTATGAATGTATCTGATATTTCAATCGGACTGCGTGTCCGTGTCAAACAAAATGGTATGACTGCTCTTGTAGTAGGCAAGCCTGAGTACTATACCCCCAAGGCGAAGTTGGTTCGTATAAAGTATGAGAACAGCACACGTTATGAATATATGATTAACAATCAGCTGGATGCACTACCTAAAGACGAACAATACCCTGCTCTTGGAGGTAGCTACGTAAAACCTGAAAATAGTTTTTGATTATGAGTGAAGCTAAACCTAGCCGTAAAGTTGGTGGTCATGCTTATGGCCGCCGTACTGGAAACATATCTAACACTGCTGAAGAAGGAGAACTCTGTATTTATACAGGGCACTCGCTAGGTCGCTTCTCCTCACATTCAATGCGCTTTGATAGTCATCAAGCGTGTGTACGCTGTGTTGCAGCAGCACGTGAAGGCAGACTGTCATTTGATATTGACCGTCTACTAAAACGTGAACGCAGGCGTGCTTTAAAGTTCTGGTCTCAAGTTGATTTCGGTGACCCCGATGAATGCTGGAACTGGAATGGCTGCATTAATAAACGTACTAAGCAACCACAGTTTGCTTGGCGTCGTCACGGTATCAGCAGTTCTACACAGCATCATCCACAGCGTGTTGCTATGTGGTTTACCTGGGGTGACCTTGGTTACTCAGGTGTCAAGAGTACTTGCGGTAATAAGTATTGCTGTAATCCTTTTCATTTGATTCCACAAAACGTTGGTGTCTTTGTTGACCACGACAGTTATATAGAATCATTTGAACTTGCTTGTCAACTGCATACACTCAAGCAACAGGTTGCTGAATTTGTCATTGAAGAAGCACTCAAGTATGAGCGTATTGCTGACCAGTCAGAAGAGATTGATAATCGTTCTGACTTAGTGCTTAATCCTAATACTGAGTTTGGTGACCGCTTTGAAGCAGTCATCAGTGATTTACTTACTGGTCGTCACATCAGTCAGACTGAACCTAATCAGCCAGGTATGTACCGTAAGCCTTCTGATAATGAAGATGATGATGAACAGCTTGATTATTAATCCACATTATTAATTAATAACACTTATCCTTATTAAGAGAGTCATTTAAAAATGTCTAGAAGATCCGATTTACTTCAAGAGCTACTTCAATCCAAAAAGTTTGGAGACGAAAAGAAGCAAGAGCAACAATTCCTGTTGGCTACTGCAGAATTAATTCTGTATGACCTAGTGAATAGTGCTTTAAATGGTGTTGAAAAACACGGTGCCGGTTCTTTAGTCATCAATTTAATTAACGACTCAACTACATTTATGTCAGGTAATGCAATTGAATTTGATATTCGCATTGCTGAGCGTGAGCGTGATGAAGATGTACTTGAGTTCTTGCGTAAATTGATGGAAGAGATTGATGAAAATGACTGGAGCAAAAACGTTTTAATTACATTGATTAGTGATGCTGGAACAAGAACATTTGCTGTCGAAGCAGGAGGGAGCCAAGAAAGCCTCCGAGCGTTTGCAGAAGAATTTATCGGATAAGCTCAAGGCTCAAGGATTAAAGCTTCCGCTTTACCCTACACCTCAAATCATTGAACGTGCTCGTACAGTGATGGGTGGCATTGACTTTGACCCAACTTCTGACCCTGTACAGCAGGTGCTAGTCAATGCTACGTCTGTGCCATCACTAGAGATTAATCCACTGCAAGAACATTGGCACGGCAACGTATGGGTTTCACCTAAAGGTGCTGTCCGTAACTCCCGCATTTGGTTTAATAAAACGATTAACGAATATAGAAACGGCTACATCAATAGCTTCTTCTTTTTTACCAGTGCATCTGAAATGCTCCGTGCATCACCTGTTGCTTGGGACTATCCCGTTTGTGTTCCATTCAAACGTATCAAGCAACTAAAGGCTACGAGCAAAGGCTTTGAGCCTGTGTGCCCTTCGACCTGGAACTTCATTGTCTATGGTCCACCGACTGAATCAGTCATTTCTGACATCGATAAGGTCACACTGTTCTATAACACCTTCCGCGACATCGGTCGCATTATTTATAACGAATTTGCAGGTGACAACTGGAATAAAGACCTCGCCTTTTATGAAGAGAGTAAAGGTGAGATTTGATGAACAAGAATTTAAACAAAGACCTGCTTATTCATCTGCCGTCTAACACGATTGTTCATCCCTGTCGATTGATACAGAAAGATGGCACACTGATGTGGAAGCACGCTATTACTGAATTCGTTATTCCTGAAACGTTAGCGCAAGAACAGCACATAGTAAAAACTGCTCAGCGCCTTGAGGAACTGAACAGTTGGGTGTCTCGTGATTTAGAAGTGTGGCAGTGTCTTTGTCCTATCTATTGGTTCTGTCCTAGCACTGCTGAGTTATCTACTGGCTACACTGTTTNTTTCAAGCACGCGCTCTACGATAATAAGCACACTTATGATTGTCTTGTCTCGCATATACTGCCACACGAGACACTTACATATCGCGATGACCTTCTAGAGTTCAAGCGATGTTGATGCGACCTATCGGTCGCTTTATCATTTTAGTGACTCAATCAAACGGTTAAGATACCACTCTGCCTTTTGTGCGTCTTCCAAAGGATTTGACTTAAGCCACATTCGCAAGATGTATTTAATCACTTGTGCCTGTAACATACCTGTTTTAGTTGTAGGTGCATCTTTAATAGCATCTTCAATTACTTCGATAACTTCTACATTGCCAGCCGTGTAATGCTTAGGTGAATTGACTTTATCCTCTGCTTTCGGTTTAGCAAAATCAAAGTAGATTACATCTGTTTTGGTTTCTGTAATACTATCTTTTTCTTTTGTTGTATCTTCATCAAAAGCTGAGTATTCCCAGTCGCTATATAGTTTTTCCCACCCTTTGATTTCTTTGAGGCTTTTGTTAATTTCTTCGTAATCCATGTATCGCGTTTGAATAACATACTACCTAATATAGAGAAGAAAATGATTATATGAGAGATATGCCTGCACCAGATGGTGACCCTACATACATTAAAAATAAAGAGCGTTACTTCATTGAAGTAGCACGCACAATCGGCACTGCATCTACCCATCCAATTGTTCCCGGTGGTTGTGTGCTAGTGCGTGATAGAGAGATTATTGGTGACGGTCGTTCTGTACTTGCTAGTTCCAAAGTAGAGATTGACTGTATTACATATGCGATTGCTACTTGTGCTAAACGCGGTACTCCAACTGCTGGTGCTGTGATATATAGTACAAGGTATCCATTCTCTGCATCTGTATTTCAGGCGCATTTAATGGGTATCCGTAAGTTTATTGTGCTTGCTCACGAATGGGAACCATATTACAAAGATGAATTCAGACGAGCAGCTCGCTTAGCAAGAGAACTTTCTATTGCTATTGAGCCTTTGTTTGACGATGATGATAAACGCTTTGCTACTAGTCAGCACAAGCTAGATGAATTTGACCCTGTAGATACTAATACTAAACACGATGACGAATGAACTTTTGTTTGACCTTGTAGAGCACTGGTCTGCTCCGTTGCGGTTCAACCATTCACTGCCTTGTGATACGAGACACTGATGGTGATACTCAAGTCTTTGACTACAAGCCTGAACGTGCTGTCATTCAAGGTGTAAAGCTACTTGAGAATGCTGATGTACTCATCGGCCATAACATCATTAGCTATGACATACCACTGCTCAAAGAGCAGTATCCCGACTTTGAATATGACGGTGAGCTTATGGATACGCTTGTGCTCAGCAGGCTGTACTATCCCAACATCATTGACCGTGACTACGAAAGGCGTCCGCAAGGTATGCCACAGCGGCTGTATGGGCGTCATAGCCTAGAGGCTTGGGGTTACAGGCTTAAGTGCTTCAAGGGTGACTTTGGCAAGCACGATGGCGCTTGGGACACATATTCACCAGAGATGCTTGACTATGCAATACAAGATACAGAAGTCACACTCAAACTTTATCAACTAATGCAACGACGGATGGAGACCTATGCTTGATTACATTGCACTAGAAATGCGTATGGCTGAGTTGATGGCTCAGCAAGAAGCTAGCGGCTTTCGCTTTGATATGGATGCTGCTGAGCGTGTACGTGATGAACTCTCACGTGAGGCTCAAAATATTGAAGAAAAAATTTTTGCCATTTATCGTTACTACCCCGGCAAAGTTTTTGTCCCAAAACGTACTACCAAGAACAATGGTTACGTAGCAGGTGCACCGATGACTAAGCTGCTTGACTTCAACCCAACTAGCCGTTTACATATTGCTTGGGCACTACAGACCTTCCGTGGTGCACGCTTTACCAAGCTCACTAACACTGGTAAACCACAGGTTGATGAGGCAACGCTGTCTGAGATGCGTGATATCGCACTCTCTCAAGACAACCAACAGTTGCACGATGAGTGTGAGATGTTCATTCGTCTGCTTACATTGCAGAAGTGGATGGGTCAGCTGTCAGAAGGCACTAACTCTTGGTTCAATACTATTGAGCAAGATGGTTGCATTCACCACAGTTGCTCTCTTGCTACACAGACAGGGCGTAATGCACACCGTGGTCCCAACCTCGGTCAAGTTGTATCTGCACCTTGGGCACGTGAACTGTTTATTCCACATCCTGGTCACGTAATGGTTGGCGCTGACCTTGAAGGTCTTGAACTACGAGCGCTTGGTCATTACCTACATCGCTTTGATGACGGCTCCTTTGCTGACGTTGTGCTTAACGGTGACATTCACCAGCAAAATGCAGACCGTGTTGGTTGCACACGCAAAGAAGTCAAGACGATTACCT